GACAGCATCGCCGGGCTCGTAAGGCTCGTCTCGATCAAGTTGGTATGTTCCACGGTAAATCACCGTCGGCCATTTGAGCGTGAAGGCCTTCTCGTCCTCGCCCTTGCGGAAGCTGAGCTCGATCGTGCGGTCATCGTCGAGGACACAGACGTCCATATCGTCGAAGCCAAAACCGTCGCGGCCTCGCTTGCCGTCCTTGCCGTCGCGGATTCCGGTCCGGATCAGACGGCCATCCTGAAGCGTCAGGACGAGCTCGCCATTGTCCTTCAGGGCTTCGACAATTCCGGCCGCGTCTTTGCCGTCATTGCCATCTTTCGGCGTCGGAAGTTCAGCCACTGCCTTCGCGACCGCGCCCGCGACCATCTCTTCGACAAGAGAAGGCTCAACGCTTTGTCCATCATCCCCCTTCTCGCCTTTCTCGGGCTTCGGTAGAGCCTCCACGGCGACCGATACGGCCTCCCTGATGATTTCCTCGGCCTGGGGCAGAAATTCGTTCCACACAGCCTCCAGCGAAGGCGCTTGGGCATCCTCGCCCTTGTCGCCCTTGTCGCCTTTCTCTGGAGCGGGCCTCGCCTCGAGCTTGGTGAGCCTTTCCCGCAATTCCGCATTCTCGGCCTTCAACGAAGCAACTTCGCGCTCGAGATAGCTCTTTACCTGAGCGACGATTGTCTCGCCGAGTTGCTGACCGTCAAACATCGGCAAAACCCTTCGTTACGGTCGCCAGGAGTTTCATTGCTTCTTGGGCTGCGGCGTTGTCGTTCGCGGCAGGATCTGGAGCAGGCTTCGCGGTGCCGAACGGATCGTCCTTGGCATCGCGCTTCGCCAGAGCCTCCAGCGAATAATTCTGTTGCTGCAAGTAAACGGCGTTGCCACCCTTCGTCGGGGCATATCCGAGCTTCTGACGGATCTCGTCGACCTCGAGCTTGCCCTGAGCCTTGTCGAGCATCTCCATCTGAGTAACGCTGTCCATGCGGAGCAGGTTGTCGACGTCGAACTCGGTCCCATAGGTCACGCCGTTCGTGACGGTTCCCTCGCCAATGCCGAGCCCTTCGTCGAGACAGAGCTCGATGCTCTCGATGAGCGCCTGGAGGCACTGGGAATAATATTCGACGTTGAGCGACTGAATGTTCGCGTAGGTCGGGAGTGTGCCGCCGATCTTGTACGGCGGGACGTGATAGGTCGAGCAGATGACTTCAGCGGTGTATTTCAGTTGCTCGATCAACTGCGCTTCGTCTGACGTCATGGTCAGCGATTCGAACTTCGCGCCTTCACCGAGAATGGCGATCTTGGCCGCTCCGCTCGGCCCGGAATATTTCTCCTGCCAATCCTCCTTCAGGCGCTTCGCATCGTCGGCAGGTATCTTGCCTGGGAACGTCAGAAGGCCACCGGGACGGACGCCGTTCGCCGCGAGACGCGCGCTCGATCGCTGAATGTTCGTTCCCTGCGTTGCCGCGAGAGCCGAAGCATACAGTGGAGAAATGCCAACAAGAGGATGGAACAGGCAGTTGAAGCGGTCGTGGATGATCCCGCGCGCCGGGACGATCGCCTGAACCTCTTCAAGTCCAGAGAGATTGTCCTTCGCAAGCTGATAGAAGACCTGCCCGTCATCAGAAACGAGCGGCGTCACCCGGTCAGGGTTCAGCACATAGAGCCCTGTTACAACTCCCCGTCCGTCGCGGGCCTTCAGAATGTAAGCGTTGCCCCTCGCGAGCTTGGAATTGACCCAACTTTCGAAGAACTGGATGCGGTTCTGAAAGTTGTTGGGTTTGCGAAGAACCGGAGAGAATGCGGGGCTCGTCGTCTCCTGCCAAACGTCGCCCTTCTGAGCGACGAGCTTAACCCTGAGCTTTGCGACGTCGGAACAGATAAGCGTATGGCAAGCGAAGACTGCATGGAACGCGAGACAAGTGTCGGGCGAAAGCTCCTCGAGGTTTTTTTGCCAAGCCCCTGAGAAGGGCTCGCGGATAAGCCCAATCCAGCCGCCGCGCGTATTGGCGGGCGCCGAAAGCGTCTTCTCCTGTCGCGAGATTTCGAAGCCGAACAGCTTCATTCGCTTAGGCTCACGTCTTGACCGTTCACCGCGAACTCAACAGTCACCGTCGGCAAGTCGCTGATGCCGTTATCAACAACGCAGCGCCTTTGGCTCGGCAGCGGAACGCCTGTGTTCGCATCGCAAAGCGCATAAGCCTTGCCGCCGGGGACAGCAGGAGCGTCGATCAGCTTAACGACAAACCTCATGCGGCCTCCCTCTCTGCGATGCGATAATTGCGCTTGGTGTATGGAAAGACGTCCTTGAACTCCCACGGCTTTCTCTTGCCGGGAAAGAACAGGATCGTCGGGTTAACCTTCATCCAGCGCTTCAAATATTGGTCGAAATGCCAAATGCCGTCGTTCTCGTCCCAAGTCGCTTCATTCGGCCCGAGGCAATGGGCAATCCATGCCTGGTCTGAGCCGTGAAAGGCTTCTCCCGAAGCATCGGCTCCGGCTTGGTCGAAACGGTCGTAAACCTGCGGGCGGGCTCCGGCCGTTATTAGCTGGAGGCTGCCATTATATGGGCGGGTCGGATGCGTCCCCTTGTAGATGACGAAATCCTCGCGCCGACTAAGTATCGGAGCCAAGTCGCCGCCAATGATGCAATCCAGATCGAATGATGCGATGCGCTTGCCGCCAAATATCTTCGCTGCATCTTTTCGGTAAAGTGACAGCCTGCGAAAACAGTTCGGCTTATGCGGTCCCCATCGCGGCTTAATGTCGGCGAAGTCAGTCGGAAGAGGAATGATATCGACATTCGGATCTATGCCCTCGGGCATGTCGGTGACACACGCTAGGCTGAACCGCACCGAACAGTTGCGCCGAACCATCGACGCGAAAATATTTACGTGCTTGGCTGTGTAGGCGATCCTAACCCCCGGCTGATTCCACAGCCAGCAAATTATTCGGATCACAGAGCGCCTTGGTCTCTCAGATAGCAGAACAATGGAGCGTAGCGGGTCCGGAAGTCGGCTCGCTTCTCCCAAAGGTACCGCCACTTCGGAAGGATTGCGTCGGGCGCGTCCGCGTAGATATCCGCTAGGAAACTGACGGCCAATTCGGGCTCGCCAATGTCGCAGACGAACATCGTCAAGCCACAACGGAAGAGGTCAAGCTTCTCGGCCGGCACGAACTTATGCCAATAATACCAAGCCGCTCCTATTTCGGCCGGCGTCCATGTCCCGAGGTCGAGAGACGACATAGCAACTTCTCGGCGCGTCCATTGCGACTTGATGCGGAAAACTAAAGTCGTCCCGGGAACCACGGCCTCGACGACCTCGAGGTGATCCCTGAGCCTATAGAGGCAAGCAGGGATCTCATAGCTCGGAAAGTGGCAGAAATCCTGCCACGCCATGATTGCTCCGGGCTGGAGCGCATCCTTCAACGTCGTCAGCACAGAAGAGATCGCAGGAACCCGCTTCGGGGCGTCCGTCACGAGCAGAGCGATCGGCCCGCCCGTCCATTGCATCGCTTCAATTTGGCCGGGATGAGGTTCAACGAAATCATTCAGCGGCCCGAGGTTTTCCTTGAACGTCTCAAGGCATGGTCCGACCGGAACCTTGTCGATATTATGCTTGTCGTAGAAGGCTTTTACCTTCTCGATATGCCCACCCTTCGATTTGAAGCAGTCGTAGACGTGAACCTTCTGACGAACTCCAGCGTCACGAATGCCAGCAGCGATATAGGCGGTCGAAGCACCCATCCACGCGCCGAGCTCGACAATCGCGCCGCTCCCCGCCGCTTCTTTTGCGAGCCGGTAATAGCATTCGCGTTCAGCATCGGTCGTCATTGCCGGGATTGGCGGTCCAGTATCGATCACCTGGAACAAAGGCTTACGCTCCACCACGCCAGCTTCGTTCATGCCATTGCTTTCAAAAAAATGTCACGAACCCGCCGCCAATCAGGCCGCTCAGCGTGTTCCCAAGCATCAATGTGCGGATAACCTACAATCCGGCAGACTGCGGCTTTCGCTGTATCCAAAGATACCGTGTCGCTTGGCCCGAGCATCGCAGCCCCGCTGCGAAGCGGACGCGCCGCGCGCTCAAGCGCTCCCGTCGCCGACCATCTGTCCGTCCACGCTATGCTCGGCGACCCCTCCGCATGGCGCGAATAAGTGCGCTCACCGCTCATTAGGCTTGCTGCGCGTCTGAGAATGTCGCGAGCCTGTGCCTGCACAAAATCTCCCCTGCGATGCGTTCGAGCCCAAGAACCTGAGCCATCGCGAGCCTGTGGTTTCCCTGGTTGCCAATGAAGACCTCGCCGTCGCGGCCGATCAGGAAGACTGGAAGCGGGCAATCCTCGCGGAAGCCTTTGCGCTTGAGCGCTTCGAACATTCCATCAACTCGGCTGTAATATTGGGCGAGCAACGCTTCCATCGTCGGCTCGCCCCGGACTGTCTCGCCGCTTTCAAATCTTCGTCGATAAGTGTCGGCGAACAGGTCCGTCTCTTCCCAACGCTTGCCGTCTCGGTAGCGCTGGAGAATCGCTCTGTGCTTTACTGCTGCTGAGAGCGGATAACGCCTTTCAATATCCCAGTCGCCGCCCATTTCGCCCCTGAGGTCATCATGTGGCGTGATCTTGAAGCGGATTAAGGCCGGATCGACCCAGTTAGACACGACCGCGATAGTCGATTGCAAGCGTAGCCACGGCCAATAAAAGGAAAATCATCGCAGCGCCTTGCTTCAGCGGAAGAACGCCCAACTCGCCAAGTAATGCCGTGAGCAGGCAGGCGAAAATGAGCAGCCTCATCAACGCTCCCCTACCACTATTTCGTCGCCCTCGAGCACTTGCGCCGTAATGCCGTATCCGTGGCGCTCAAGAAGCTCGACCATGCCCTCGGAGGCTGCGTAGCGGTTCATATCGCCTAGAGGCTCGTCAGGCGTTCCAGCCCTCCAGCGCTCGGCGCGGTTGCGGTTGCCACAAAGAACGACCTTCGGAACTTTCTGAGAAACCTTCGCGAAGATGCGGTCTAGCTCTTCACCGAGATAATAGATCACCCGCACGGCAACCAGCGTGTCGACGCCGTTCAAAAGGTCTAAGCGATTGCCAATGCGATCGTTCACGAATGTCGGCGCCGTGAAATGGTTCACGCCAGCAAGCCAGCGCGAATATAGGTTCGCTGCGGCCTCGTGCCTCTCTTCGCTCTTTTCAATTGCAGTGACTTGCTTGCCCTGCCTCGCGAGGAGGAGGGAAAGCACGCCCTCGGCTGATCCGATCTCGAGGATACGATTGCCAGCGATGAAGGGAAGCAAGCGCGTGTATTTGCTCGGAACCTCGCCGCGGAGGATCGCGTCCTCATTCTTGCGATAGGCGAGGCTGTGTGTCACTTGGCTTTCTTTGCCACTTTCTTCTTCGCGGGCTTGCGTTTTGCAGCCGCCTTTGGCGGCGCAGGTGCGTTCGGGATCAGCCTTCCGGAACCGTCAGCATCGCGTGGCCCGATCGCTCCGAGCGCCGTGAAGAGCCGAGCGCTCGATCCGTCCATATCGACGGGATCGCCGGCCCTGAGCATCCTCGTTCCATACCGGAAGTCCTTGAGAGCCGTGAATTGCTTCGTCGCCATGTAATGCTCTCCTTGAAAAGAGTGGGGCGGACCTCGGACGAGGCAAGATCCGCCCCTACGACCGAGGCTAGCTCAGGTCGTTCACAGAGCCGCCCCACACGTTGCCGGTGAGGTAAGCAACCGCAGTCGTGCGGCGCTTGGCCCAGTTCAGTATGCGCTCACAACGGAAGCCGACGGCGTTGTTCTGCCATAGCGAGACAAGCGAAGTTGCCGTCGGAGTGGAGACGTCGTTCGTCGGATTGTCGAGCATCTGGAGCGAGGCTTCGCGGCTGACGTCGACCATGAACCCGCCATCGTCGCCGAGATAAATCTCGCTTTCCTGAACGGCGATAATGGTCCCGGAGGTCACTACCTGAGAAGTTACGACATTCAGGCCAGGGAACAGCGAGCCGCCGCCCATGCTGATGTTCGGGAACTCGGGCTGACCGAGGGCATTGACGAGCATCCCGGCCGCAAGAGCATCCGTCGCACGCATGATGAGCGTGATCGATGAGCCCTGCTGATTAGCCACAATGAACTCATTGATGAGCGAACGTAGGTCGGCACGAATGTCCGACGCATCGCCAGTCCCCGAAGCCGCACCATGAGCAGCGCCGTTCGTGATCGACGCCGGTTTCACTCCACTCGTTCCCGAGTTCGCGGGATCGAGGAAGTCGGTATCGATCATCTGAGTGAGCGCATTCGCCATTTCGTCACGCACAAGCGTTTCCGCGCTGTACGATTCGCGACGAAGCAGATCCTCGGTCAGAACGACGATGTTGGCGCACTTCAGCGGAGGAAGCGTCGTCTTGTCGAAGTTGAACGAGGTTAGCGGCTTGGGCTTGCCTTCCCCGACCCATCCGCCGCCGCCGGCGCTCGTCGAGCTTCCGAGAGCGGTATCGAATGGGACATTGCGGAGATTGAGCTTGCCGAGCACGGTCTGAGGGCGAAGGAACTGAGCGAAGTCGGCAAACGCGCCGCCTTCAGTCAGCACCAAGTCAGCGGCCCAGTTGCCTGAGATCGCCGAACCCGCAACGACATTGGCCTTCTGGACAGCCTCGAAACCGGGAAACTCGAACTTGTCGGTTCCCTTGAGATCGATGGCCTTCAGGACGCCAACCGCATCGCTGTCCTCGCCGTAGCGATTGGATGCAATACGGATCGCGCGGCCGATATCGCCCTTCGCGGCGCCCATGCTCTTGACGAGGCGGGCAAATGCGATGCCCTTCTCGAGCTTTTCAGGAGCCTTGACGACGATCTTGCCCTCGCGGGAAGCCGAGCCCTCGTCCGATGATTTGCCAGCGACCGGAGCCGCACCAATGCCCGCCGACTTCTCGACGCGGTTCAGGCGAGTCAGGTGCTTGTCGATCGCGTCGATTTCGTCGGAGAGTGTGTCGAACTCTTCCTGCTGCTGCTCGTCGAGGGTCTCACCCTTCTCCGAAGCTGCATCCATAATCGACTTCTGCGCCGCCGCCTTGACAGCGCGCTGCTCGGTAAAAGCAGTAATCTGCTCTGCGTAGTTCATGTTGGGTTCCTTCGGGCGCCCCGAAGGGCGCGCAGGGACGGGACGTCTCGCGACGTGCCTGTCTGGTGAGCCTATTTCCTCGCCGGATGAATCCGACGAATGACGAAAGGAGCCCGGTCGCGGGCAGGTGCATCCAGCTTGACGACGACGGTCTTCTTGCCAGGCGCGGCATCTTCCGTCGGCTTCACTGGAATTTCGGGATCGGGAACGCCGGCCGCATGGCGGGCTTCGGCGTCCACCGCCTTAATGATGTCGAGATCCGTTGCGCCGTACAGGCTCTTCACGCCTGAAATCAGTGCTTCGGCGTTGGCTGGGATGGTGACTCCAGAAAGTTCGAATACCTCCGTCTCGATGAAACGGATACCGTTGCTCTCTTCCATGAAGGCATATTCGATTGGCCGGAATCCTATCGATACGGCGCGCACCAATCCTGTCTTCACCGAATCCCATGCCATCTGAAGGCGGTCCTTCAGCGAAGGAGAATCGACCGTGCCGGGATCCACGAATTTCGCCGTGAAGGTGATCCCGTTCTTCGTCGGCTTGTCGAAGTTCACCGTTCCGACCGGCGATTCATGATCGTGCTGCCAAAGGAATGGCATCGGGTTCTTGAACT